TTAATTTTTGCATGGTTCTAAAGAAGCGAGTGACGCAATTTTTGAATTTAATTCATTCGTCGCTTTATCGATAACGTGGGTATACACTTTCATGGTGGTCGCAACGTTACTATGGCCAAGCCGTGCAGACACTGCAGCAACAGAAATGGTAGGGTCGTTCAGTAAAACAGATGCGTGACTGTGTCGTAGATCATGCAATCTTATATGCTTCACTCCTGCAAGTGCTATCTTTCGGTCAAATAGCTGATTTACGGTTTGAGTTGCAAGTGGCTGCTTTCCTCCGAAGATGTATGGCCCATCTGCGTGCGCACAGACCGCCTCCAATTCTTGATAGGTTATTTCATCCAGGACGATCGTCCGGACGCTTGCTGCGTTCTTTGTAGGCCCTATACCATCAATTCTACGTCGGAATGATTTATTTATTTTTATTCGATTACCAGGCAGCAGGTCGTCGCATGTTAGAGCCATCGCTTCACCGCGACGCATTCCAGTCCAGAAGAGTAGCCTAAATAAAGCGTGATATACAGGATTATCCACAACGGAAATAAATTGATTGAATTCGTCGACCGTCCACACTTGCATGGCTTTAATTTCATCCGGTCGTTTTTTGAATGGCCGTAAGATTGCAGCTGGATCCTGTAGGCCATACGCCTGGAATCCAAAGTGAAAAATAGACTTGCAGAGCGTCAATATATTATTTTTTGTTGTACTGGATAATTCTTGCTCTGATAACCACACGCGCCAGGTTTGCATGATAGGCTTCGTTATATCGCGCACGTCCAGCGGAAGAAGCGTCGCCATATATTTATTAAGACGACGGTCGCGAAGGTCACGCGTAGAGCGCGTCACTTCCAGCGTATCGAAATAAGCAGTAGCAAGGGTCTGGAAGTCAAAGACGTTCCGGCATAATTTATCGCGCATTGCATGCTCCCAGGCATGTGCTTCGCGTTTTGTCTTGAAACCGCGCTTTCGTTTTGCACGTTGCTTTCCATCCTGGTCGCGATATTTAATCTGCACGAAGTATGTTTTTCTGGCTTCATCATATCCGATCATACTAGGCCTCCTTCCTATGATTTTCTGTTGTTGTTTTCAAAATAATTAGCAAATGCTAGATGTAGAACTTCCATCATTCGTTCTCGTTCAATTGGTGACATCTTGTACATGGCAGCTTCAATCTCATCAAGATACTTTTCTATTTGTTCCATAGTTGCTCCCTTCTTGCTTCGAGCAATTTTAACCATTTTCAAAATGCAGGAATATAGATATATTTATATTGTCGACAGGACAGTGAGAACATCCTGCGGAAGTACTGAACAACTCGGGTGATCTGATCAATCGCCTTGTGCTAGCTAGAGTTTGTATGGGCCACGCTATACGTCGGGCGTAAGAGAGCGACGTATTTTTATTTTGCTTTGACAGCGCAGCAACCCTATGTTTAAATACGTTCAGAAAGGTTACTGGTCAAACCTTTTCTGGCAAGAAAAAGCAGAATTTATACGCGTGTGTTTCCATCTAAGAGAATGCACAGTTTAAATTCTACTTTTTATTTTTTAATATATTAGTGCTTCCCTGGTTTAAATTTGTGACCACAATTCAGGCATGTACAGGTGATTTTATTTTTTCCAATACCACCTGCTAACAATCCAATTGGTCCTGCGACAATAGCGCCTACAGCCGCCTTACCAATTCCTACACCTTTTTTATTTGCTGTGATACTTGTAGATCCGCACTTCGGACAGCAAGCAATGCCGTTTTTTCTGTTTTCTGCAATTCGTTGACGCTTAGCTGCACCAGGCAAGGCAGATTTAAAATCATTCATAGGCTTTTGGAATTCTTCCACTTTCTCTGTAAAAGATTTTTGCCTTTCTGTGATTTCAGCGTGACCGGCTGTTGTTTGCTTCTTGTTGCCGTTCTTGACAACAAGGTAGATGATTACTGCTCCGATTAAAAGCCCTAAGATAAAACCCATAATTCAATCCTCCTTATTTTCTAATTATATTTGGTTAAATCTTCTTCTTATTTCTACAACTTCACCGATGATAATAACAGGTTTTTCCTCCACTTCTTGTGGGCTGAACATCATAGGCTGATACGTTGGATTGTAAGGCATGAGAGTAATGCCGGCTTCGTTGATAATAAGACGTTTGCAAGTTGCCTCGTCACCATTCACTTTTACAATAGCAATTTTGCCAGAAGCAACGACAGGGCTGTGTTTCACGATGAGGATATCACCATCGAGTATATATGGCGCCATAGAGTCACCTTTTGCGATTAAGCCGAAGTGACCAGTTGCCTGGCTTGGTACAACCTCTATCCATTCGATTATATCTTCTATTGCTTCGATAGGTTCACCACACGGAACAACGCCCAGGACTGGTATTTGAGGTACAGGCGCAGGAGAAGCTGCGGCAAGTTCATCGCTGGCCATTTTCTTATATAATTCTACCAATTCAAAGTTTGATAGTTCAGAGATAGGAGGAACCTCCGTGTCGATATTTCTGGCAATGAAGAAATCATAAGCGCGCGTTATATCTTCGTCGTCAACCGTAATAAAGTCGTCGTTTTCAGCATAGGCAACAAGGCCCATTAAACGCTGTGGATCCATATTCATTCCTTTAGCCAATTTTTGGATGATTGCAAGTGACGGAATAACACGTTTTCCGGTATTTTCCGGTATAGTGTCATTTTCGAGGACGGAAACGTAGGAACGACTGAGGCCGCAAAGCTCTGCAAAGTCGCGGACGGATAATTTGTGATTTTTTCTGTAATTCTTAATCAAATCCGACAGTTTCATAGTTTTATCCTTCTTTCAGCCACATTTTACAACAATGTCCAAAATTTTGGTAGAAAGTTATTGACAAAGTAAGTCCAAAATTTTAGACTATAACCACAGGAGGTGAAAAGGTGAAGTACAAGATTAAAGAACTTCGAGAAAAAAAGGGAATGTCCCAAGAAGAGTTGTCGAAACTATCCGGCGTCAGTAGATCACTGATAGCAGAGCTGGAAGGCAACGCAAAGTACAGTCCAACGGTTAACACATTGCGAAAAATCGCGGATGCACTAAACGTTAAAGTCCAGACTCTTTTTTTGCAAGAATAGTCCAAAATTTAAGACAAAATAGAAAGGAGGAAGCATGAAAGAAGCAACCACAACAACGGCTCGCGAAGTTATCGGGAAAACATACTTCAGCATAACAGACATACAAACGGTGCTGGGTATGACTAGAGAGCCTGCGAGAATTCTTTTTCAGAAAGTGAAAGCACGCGAAAAAGAGAAGCTGGGAGAATTCGACGTTTGGCCGAACATGGTCCAGAAAGAGAACTTATTAAAGGCGCTACACATTACGCAGGACAACCTAATCAAAGATATACAACTGCGAGAAACGCACGAAAACAAAAAAGCGCCAGCCGACCAAGACGAGCGCTAATTCGATGAAGAATATCATCGAGCAGATTTTAACACAAAAACAGAAAAGAGGAAAAAATATGAAAAAGGCGGTAATCGGACGAATTGAAGAGTTTGCGATTTACGGAATGTTCCTGCTGTTCTTAATCAAAGCCTTCACATTCGCGGTAGGGATTGACCTATGGTAAGAATTGCCGGTGGAATTGAAATTCCTACAGAGTGGGCCAAGAAAAAAACAATCCTGGAAATGAACGAGGCCCAGGGAAACAAACTCAATGAACGAATGCTCCGTAAATGCATACAGATTTTTAACCAAGCCTACGATAACAGAAACAACAGAGAGTACGTAGTTCATAGCTGCACATTAGGGTACAAAATCACGACAGACACGGAAGAAATCAAGCGGTCAATAACAGACAACGACAGACGCGCAATCACAATGCTGCAGCAAACGAGAAAGGTCAGAAACCTGCTAGGAATGAAAGACCAAATCTCCATGATTAACGATTTATAGAGCAATTTAACAAGAAAGGAAAAATCAATAAATGAAATTAAAAAAGGTCACAATTGACAATTTCAGAAACATAACACATGCAGAACACAACCTCGAAGATTTGAACATTTTTCAAGGGCCAAACAGACAAGGAAAAACAAACACAATCCTGGCCATCTACTGGGCAATAACCGACTTCCTGATGGATGGATCAAGCGACTTCGCAAGTTTTAAACCACTAGACGACACCAAGAAAAAGGTGAGCGTTGAGTTGGAATTTGACACATTTAAACTTAAAAAAGAATTCTACGAAAAGTGGACGAAAACGCGTGGAAGCGAAGAAGAAACAATGACCGGCCACAATACCGATTATTACATCGACGACATAAAGACAAAGGTCACCGACGCAAAGAAAGAACTAATGCAAAAGTTCGGAATTGACGGGAAAACAGACATCGCCAAATTCGACCTACTTCGCGCAGTTATGGATCCATACTACCTAGCAAAAAATGACTGGAAAGTAACACGCCAATTCATCATCGAACTTGTAGGCGACGTAGAAAACGCGGCAGTCATTAACGATAATCCAGAGTTAGAACCGGTCGCAAATAGACTGGCGCAGGACTGGTACGACACAGACAAGTCAAAGAAATTCTACAAGCAGCAGATTAAGAATTCTAACGAGGATATAACGCGATTACAGGGCCAAATCGAGGGCTTGGAAATGGTCAAAGACGTATCAGCAGACGACCTCGAAGCAGCCCAGGCAGAGATTGAAAACATTGATGTAGCGATTGCAAATACAAAGGCTGGAAAGAAAGACACAACGATATCCGACGCGCTACAGAAAACACTGCAGGAATTGCAACAGTTAGCGATTGAAAAGGAAACGGCAGAGAGAGCTGAAAATGACGTGCAGAACGCCAGCGTAAGAGAAGAACGAGCAATCATTCAAAATAAAATCGCAGCGGCGCAGAGAGCAAAAGACGAAGCCAGAAACGAAGCAATAAGAGTAGAAAATGAACTGGCCGAAGTCGACATGCAGACAAACAGAACAACGCTCGAAATTGCCGACAAAGAAAAGCATATCGAGAGATTAAGAACCGAATACATCGCAACAAAAAAACAGGCAATCCAGACCGAAGAAGTTGCGTGTCCGAATTGCGGCCACGTCCTAAACCAGGAAGCAATCGAGGCAGAGAAACAACGCCACAACCAACGCCTGGAGCAACTAGCAGCAGACGGAAAAACGGCCACGTTAGAATTGCAGAATTTACAGTTCAAACTGAAAGAACTTCAAGAAAGAAGTCACGAAATCGAATTAAAGCAGGCTCCAGCAAGGGCGGAATTAAACCGAGCAAATGAGAACCTGCAAGCATACGAAAACGAAGTACATGCAATCAAGGAAAAACCATACGTGGCAAGCGCCGAGTTAATCGCATTAAAAACACAAATAGCAGACACGCACAGAGAACTGGAAAATCAGCGAATGATTGAAGCACAGGACAACAGCGTAAGCGAAGCAATTGCAGCGCTACAAGCGAAGAAAGAACTGCCACAGCAAGTGTTGAACCAGCACCATGCATTCACGGCAAATCAAGCGCAAATCGGAAAGATTAAGGCACAGATTACAGCAGAACAAAAGAACCTGGTCACATGCGAACAAGCGGTCGCATTAGTCGAAAGATTTATCCAATTAAAGCTGCAAGCATTCCAGGCGCGCATTGAGTCAGTTTTCGGAACAAAGGTTCGCTTCACATTGATAGAAAACAACATCAAAGAAGGAAGCTGGAATGAGGTGTGTTATCCGAGCGTATGCGACAAGGAAACGCCATTCTTGAACGGCTCCGGAAGCGAGCAGATTATCGCCGGCATTTACATCGCGGAATGCATTAAGAAGAAGTTAAACATTGAAGATTTACCATTCATCTTTGACGAGTGCGACAAGTTAGATACACAAAGCCTCAAGGCATTAGAAACAAGCGCACAGATCATCTCAACAAAGGTGAATGATATTGAACACAAAAAATTAACGCTAACAGCGAAGAAAGGTAGATAAAGCGGGGAAACTAAAAAATGGTTAAGGTAAAAAAATCAGTTTTGCAAGCATGTCATGGAGCAATCCTAGAAGCAGCAGACGTAGAATTGGAAAGAATCATTGCAAACATCGCCGACATTAACACTGCACCAACGAAAAAAGAAGCATGACAATCACGGTAAATTTTGTGCCAAGTAATGACCGAAAGAAAATAACGATGTCAACAACTTTGAAAAGCAAAATTGAACCAACAGCACCAATTGAAACGACATTATTCAACAGTCAAGAGGTAGACGAAAAGACAGGTGAAATCATTCCTATATTGAGAGAAGTTATGGATGTACTACCTGGACAAATCAATTTAACAGGAAACATCGCAGAGCCGGAAATAATTGTTATTGGAATGCAGTCTAAGAAAGAAGAGGTAAATAAAAAATGATTAGAGAAGCAATGCAATATATCGAAGAATTAGTAACAAATGCAGCAAAAAAAGATGAGATTAAAATTGGGAATGATACCTATACAGAAAAAAATTTAAAGATAATCAGACCACATGTTAATAGATGCGAAACGCTATCGGTCAAGAATTTATCAATGTTGATTGCAAACGTAAAAAATGAATTAGGTGATCAGCACAATCTACCACTTTTATTAAACGTCGAAGAACAGAGTGTGTATGTGTACACATCATACGATGTTAACAAAGACAGACAAAAGCCGTTTATGGCATTTGCACAGTCACCGGATATTCGCTTCAATCAGTACATTAGTGTTGAAGCAATGATTATTCAATTGCAAACATGCTTCGTACAGGATGATGCAGGGAACAAAGATAAGCTGATTGCAATGATCAGCAAGTTGTCAAAAGATACATCGATTGAAATTGGAGACGATGGAATAACGCAAACAGTAGTTGCCAGCGAAGGTGTGAATTTAAAAGGTCTTGTGACATTGCCACCACTTATCAACTTGGTTCCAATCAGAACGTTCTACGAGGTTTCGCAACCACTTGAAAAGTTCCTACTGAGAATCAACAAAAATGGTGAAGTGGCACTGTTCGACGCGGATGGTGGCGCATGGAAATATCAATGTCAGCAGTCAATAATCAAATATTTATCAAAAGAATTAGAAGAGGAAATCAAATCCGGAAAGGTAATCGTAGGCTAATAATATGACTGAAAAAACAAGCAATATATCGTATGGAAAAGCATCCGTTCCAGCAACAACCGGAAGCAATCATCAATTGAATTTCAAATCATCAACTGGACTAGGGAAAGCCCAAGAATACTACATGGCAGAAATCGGAACCATTGCAAACAATAACAAAGTCGCACTCGACACCGAACAGGTAACATGCGGAAACAACATGATCTCCGCGATGTATAACCAAGCAGCAAAAGCAGGAGTTGCGCTAAACGGCTTTGATAGAAACGAGATAATTCAGATTTTGCAAAAAGCAACCATGCTCCGATTGAATGTAGCGGCAGAACCGCACGAGTGTTATTTGATAACAAGAAATCAAAAGGTCGGCGACTCTTGGGTTAAGAAATTCGAGTTCGGAATTGAGGGCGACGGCAACGACAAGCTGCTTCGCAAATATGGAGTCGACGTAAAGAAAGTTCATAAATTCTGGATTGTAAGAGAACACGATGAGTTCACATATCCAAGTTTCAACGGCCTAGAAATTACGCCACCAACATGGCAGCCAAAAGACTACTACAGCAAAGTTACAAAAGTTGTATATCCAATCGAAAAAACAGACGGAACAATCGAGTGGAACATTGCAGAACGCGAAGAAGTCAAAATCAACTTACTAGCGCACATTAACCAGAACATCATGAAGAGCAAAGACTACACAGAGGCGACGAGGGCAAAGTTAACCGAACGTATCGCTAACATGACGCTTGACGAATTATTTGCAGACCAGGAGTGCTTGAAGATCATGAGTCCGGCATGGGCAGCACCACACAGCCGCGAAAGCATGATCCTGCGAAAGATGAGAAACAACGCAACGCGACGCTATCCTAAGGAGTTCAGCTCCGCATTCCAAGAATTAACATACACAGAAACAATCGACGAAACGCCACGTGATGCGCGTATTGACGCAGAAGCGGCGCTTGAAGCAGAAGTTGAACAACACGCCGGAACGGAACAAATCGCGCATACAGTGCAATTTGACGAAGCGACAGGCGAGGTTATCAACGAAGTAACAGAAGAACCAAAGAAAGAAACACGCGCAACCGTTAAGAAAGCAACAGCAAAGGCAGCACCAGCAGCAGAAACAGTACAGGAAATCACTGCAGACGACTGCCCATTCTAAACCACGGAATGGAGAGGACGCGAAAATATGAAAATGATATGTTTCGGAAGTTCCTCTGCAGGAAACAGTTACTACATTGAATTGACACGCAATGGTGGCAAGCCTCCAGTGAAATTATTACTGGAGGCAGGGCTGCCATACAAAGAAATAGCTGCAAAGGCAGCAATCAATCAAATTAACTTGGCAGAGATTGACGGCGTCCTGGTTACGCATGGACACGCCGACCACTGCCGATCAGTAGCAGATTTCAAACGCAGAGGCGCGCGAGTTTATGCCAATCAATACATTACAGCAGGCGATCCAGAAACAACGCTAAAAGCAGGCACGACAAAGGTCATAGCACTAGATACGACGGTTATCCCATTCGAGGTAGAACATGACGCAGAAGAACCGCTGGGCTTCGTTATAAGCACAGGCGCAGAAACAATCCTGTTTGTCAACGACTCGAAATTTTTCAAAGCACGTATGGACGGATTGCAATTTGACTACGTAATGATTGAGGCAAATTATGACGGCCAGGTATTACACTTCGCACTAGAAAACGCAAAGGCAGAACACGACGCAAAAAACGTGTACAGATACGAGCGAATAATTAACAGCCACATGAGTTTAGCGAATTGCATAAAGCACCTGGAGCGTTTAGACCTAACAAAATGCAAGGCGATATTCTTAATGCATTTAAGCGATAGACATGCGCAGCAATTTAAGTTCAAAGAAGAAGTACAGAAAGCAACAGGCGTTCAGACGTTCGTCTGTAAGAAAGCAGGAGGGATGATCTGATGGCAGAAAGAAGAATGTTTGCAAAAACAATAATCGACAGTGACGCATTTCTCGATATGCCGGTTACAGCAAGGCTCTTATATTACGATTTAGGAATGCGAGCCGATGATGACGGCTTCATAAACTCACCTAAAAAGATAATGCGCATAACAGGCGCGTCAAGTGATGATATGAACATCCTGATCATGAGAAAATTTATAATCCCATTCGATAGCGGAGTGGTTGTAATTAAGCACTGGAGAATTCACAACTACATCCGAAAAGACACGTACGTCGAAACAAAATACAAAGACGAAAAAGAGCAGCTGATGCTCGATGAAAACAACGCATATACAGCCAAAAAAATGCAGTTGTTACAACTTCGTGACGAATACGTGGACGAGTCGTCGACACAGGTTAGGTTAGGTAAGGATAGTATAGGTAAGGATAGTATAGGTAAGGATAGTATAGAAAAGAATATAGGGGATGCCACGGCACCCCACACGCAAGTTGAAACTGTTATCCAAGAAAAAAACAGCGAAACCGCTGCACGCAAAAAAAGAGAACAGTTCATTAAGCCTACAGTTGAAGAAATCGAAAAATTTGCGCATGAATACAATCTAACAAAATTAGATCCACAGTACTTCTACGATTACTACGAGAGCAACGGATGGATGGTTGGAAAAAATCACATGAAAGACTGGAAAGCAACGGCCAAAAATTGGAACAGGCGTCAATTCAATACAAGCAGGCAGAGAGGTAATGTGATTAAAATGCCGGACTACATGAGAGAACAGGTTGATGCAAGGACGTTCGGAGATTTGGAAAAAGAGGGGAAGTGCCCATTTTGATAAGCCAAAAGACAATAGACTTTTTCAAACAGACAACGCCGAAGTTAGACTATCAACTACACTTCCAAGATTTCACAGACGATCAAGTTCGAAAGGCATACGCAGCGTGCCGACCAAATACAGCGTGGGGATTGCTTGATTATCTGTATGAACATGCAACGGATAACGAAGTTAAAGCACATATCACAGGATTCAAAGACTACGCACACAGAAGAAACGCATTGATGAGATGTGTCGCAATCATTGCTTCACATGACGCAGAAACAAAAGACGAGCTGCAAACCTGGTGGAACACATACGCAGATCCAGATAATCCACTAACAGAAACAGAAGTACAGACGATATGGAGAAAACAACATGGAACTGACATTTGTTGATTTATTCGCCGGCGTTGGAATGGCGCGCATGGGAATGGAACAAGCAGGATTCAAATGTGTTTATACATGCGAATTTGATAAACATAAGAGAAAGGAATATGAAATCATACATGGAAACATACCAGAAGGATGCGACATCAGAGATGTACGCGCAACTGACATTCCAAGAGCAGATGTTTGGTTCTTCGGAGCGCCCTGCCAAGACTTCTCACTCGCAGGACTTAGAAAAGGACTGGGGGGGGATAGATCCAGCCTTGTCGGTGAAGTATTTAGACTCATCGAAGAAAAAGCAGAAGATAAACCCGAGTGGTTGGTCTATGAAAACGTTAAGGGAATGCTATCAAGTAATGCAGGATGGGACTTCATGTCAATACTTCTTGCAATGGATGGATTGGGGTATGACATCGAATGGCAGACTCTCAACTCAAAAGATTTTGGAGTCCCGCAGAATAGGGAAAGAGTATACACTATCGGACATCTTAGAAAGTACGGTAGCAAGCAAATATTACCTATCACCGACACAGATGGAAAAGATAGTAATACAAAGATAAATGTTGTTGGTTCTACTAACCCAGGAAGAAAGATACAACAACGAAAATACATTTATGGTGACGATGGGCTAATGGGTTGTCTTACTGCCACAGATTACAAAGAGCCGAAAATTGTGCAAATCGGAAGAGTTGAAAGCGATAAAAGGGAAAATCCAAGTACATATAGAGTGTATGACGAACAAGGGCTATCACCTTGTCTAAACACAATGCAAGGTGGCGGAAGAGAGCCACATGTGTTAGTTAAATCTGCAACGATGGGGGGGTACGAGAAGGCAACGATTGGCGATTCAATCAACTTGGCTTTCCCTGACTCAACAACACGTAGGGGCAGAGTAGGCAAAGAAGTTGCACAAACATTAGACCGTTCATGCAATCAAGGTGTATTTATCCAAGATGGCGAAGAATACGTGATACGTAAACTCACACCAAAGGAATGCATGCGACTTCAAGGTGTGCCTGATGGATACACCGACAAATTAATTCAAGCCAGCATATCAGACAGTCAAATTTATAAAGCTGCAGGTGATGGTTTGACAGTTCCAATAGCAAAGGAAATCGGAGAAAGGATAAGAAAAACTTATGAATAAAGAATTTATAATCAACGACAGAAAGAATAATCAACGCTTTAGAATTTCAGCAAACGATGAAAAGATTTATATCCGCGAAGAAAACCCAGAATATCCATTCAATACAATCGGACGAGTGGCAGTGGATAAGGCAGCATTGATCCAGGCATTAATGGAAATTGAAACAGACAAGGCGGTAGGAAAGCATGCCAGAAGTTAACGCAGAAAATGGAGATAAGATTCCAAGCCTGCCAGTTGAGGCAAGAGAAATCCTGCGCCGATACAAAGAAATTCATCGTTGTGTGAAGGTGACTCTAGTCAACGATTGCAACCTGCTAGAGTTTGACAAGCAGAGAACGATTAACAAACCTACCAAGCGTGGCCTAGAAGAACGCGTCTATTACGATGAGCATGTGTATCTGCAGGTTAGAAAAGACAGTGAATTCAAAGCCATGCAGAAGCATACGACATACTTAATCGATGATTTAATTCAAGCACCATTTGCAATGAGTGAGAGGAAATAAGAACATGAAACAGCAGAACAATAAGAAAAAAAGAAATAATCTCGAATTGATTTATCTGGACGGCGGTTATTACGCCGTCCAAGATGACAACGGTCAGTGGCTAGTTATGAAGAGAACACAAGGACTAAAAGGACCGAAGTTCATCGCACAGCGACAATGTGGTTCATTGAACGCATGCCTCAAAGATATCTATGAAATTAGAAAAATGCAAGGAAACGAAAAAGCGGCTGCAGAGATTGCAAGAAGAATGGTGTATCCAACAATTCAGAAAGGAAAATAACATGGAAAAGATGAAGCGTGGAGAATATAAAAATCCAATGGTTGTTTATTGCGCAGTCGATCGAAACGGAAACATACAGACGATGCGCGGAAGTAGTACGGAACGCACGTACTACAAAACAATGGGTTTCTTGCAGATTTATGTAAATAGACATAACAGAATCAACAAAGAACAATTGCGGATTAAGAAATTTAGATTGGTGGAGGAAAAGAAAAACGGGGATGAATAGCAAAACCGCAGAGGTTCACCACCAACTGCAGAACTTCCGCCAGAACATAGAACGCATGCTGGATGCAGGCGATCAATATGCCGAATACAAAATAAAAACGACCACAGCCAAAGGGAACCAGCCACGACCAGAACAGGGAGCCTCGAGCTGTTTTTCGCAAGGGCCGACACCTGGCGAGATAGAAGCGCAGCTTGAAAGATTGTACAGGAAGAAGATCCAAGCGGAAGAAAACGTGAACGATGTCGACCGCATGCTTTACGGATTGACCGATGAAGAGATAGAACTGCTAGAAATGATTTACTGGGATAAACTGCCGGTTCGAGCAATAGCCGAAGCGTTGATAATTACCATCCCAGGCGTCTACTGGCGCCGCAACCACATCCTGGATAAAATGGCCGAAAGACTATAAAATTAAAGTTAAGTTTTTGTGTATAATGGTCATGAAGAGAAAATATCTGCAATCTCTTCAAAAGTTGATTATCTGGCATAGACAATCAAATCCTTTCTAAAATTGCAATCGTTCAGAAAACACTAGAAGCCGACAGGAATAAGAACCTGCCGGTTTTTAGTTTCTTTTTCATGTTGATATTTGTAGAAAGAATTATCAGACCACGAAAGCCGCAAAAGCGGTTTTCTAACCCTCCTTTAGTCGGCGTGTTTGGAGGTCTGACAAGCACAGGCTCCGGTGACCTCCTCGTTGCAAAACATCATGATCCAGAGCAAAGCGCGAAGCCACCAGGCAGGTGGACGTGAAACCCACGACCAAATCGCATAGATCACGAAGCAAGCCTCCAGCGTGGTCGATTTTGAATGTAAATAACGCCCGAAAAGGGCGATAAACCGCACAAAAGTGCCAATAATTGAGTTAAAAAACATAGAAAAACATAGTTGAAACAAAGAAAAAGACGCTTCAGCGCCATAATTGGAGGTTACAATATGCAAATTAAACATCAAAATCGAAGATCCAGACAAGAAAGAAAACAGAGAGGTAACCTCTGTGGAAATAAACAGCGTGTCGCAAGCAGAAGCACGCGAAACAGCGCAAACTATGACGAGTACGAGGAAACATCCATCCACGAAAAACATACCGCAGAGAAACAAACAGAAATGAGTCCGTGCTTCCAATGCCGCTACAGCGAACCAGGAACCGTACACATGTGCCCTGGCGTAAGATGTGCAAAATACAAAGCCTGGAAGCATACATATTTGCAGCATAGATAATATTAAGTAGTAAATATAAGTATTTATATATAATTTATAAATATATACTATATAGGCAAAAAAATTAAAATCTGGTCAGCAGCAAGAACAAAAGCAAAGACCAGGAACAAGAAACAAAAGCAAAAAATAAAATCGTGAAACAAAACCGTGGAACACAACCAAAGGCAATTAAGCCAGGAAGTGAGCTGCGGTTTTTCAATACAGAAAAAGCGGAACTGACTAAAAGTCAAAACATAGATAAACGCGAAAGAACAAAAAGCAGTCGTGTGATTAAGTTCTGCACTAAAAAAGAAAGGATGCACCAACGAATGAGTCAAACCGAAGAAATCGTCTATCTGCAGACGGAAGATATACACCCATACCAGAAGAACCCACGCCAAAATGAAAAGGCGGTTCCGTACGTTGCAAACTCCATCCGCGAGTTCGGGTTTAAGGTTCCGATTGTCGTGGACGAAAGCCACACAGTGATATGCGGCCATACCAGACTAGCAGCGGCAAAGAGCCTCGGCCTAGAAGAAGTGCCGTGCATAATAGCAACCGACCTAACGCAGGAGCAAGTACAGGCGTTCAGATTGGCCGACAACAAAGTCGCAGAGATTGCCGAGTGGAACGAAGAGTTGCTACAGGACGAGCTGGAAGATTTAAGTGACATATTCGACATGTCAGACTTTGGATTCTTTGACGGCCTAGACCAGGAAGAAGAACCGGAAGCATACGAGGATGACTACGATCCAGAATTAACCGCAACGCCAAATGCGGTGCTGGGCGATATATACCAGTTAGGCGAACACCGCCTTATGTGTGGATCCAGCACAGACGCAACAGACGTCGAGCAGTTGATGAATGGCGAGGTTGCAGATTTATGCATTACAGATCCACCATACAACGTCGACTATCACAGCAAGGTAGGAAACATCATGAATGACAGTATGTCGGATGATAACTTCTTTAACTTTCTGACAGATTTCTACAACAATATGCTGAACAGTCTTAAAGCAGGAGGCGTGTTTTATATCTTCCACGCAGACTCAGAGGGTGCAAACTTCCGAAGCGCTCTAAAACGAGCGGGGGGGGTAGTCAGAGAGTGCTTAATCTGGGTTAAAAATAGCCTAGTTCTTGGGCGCCAGGACTATCACTGGAAGCACGAGCCGTGCCTTTATGGTTGGAAAGATGGAGGTGCACACTTCTTCATTGACGACCGTTCACAGACAACAGTCATAGAAAACGAGATGAACTTCAGCAAGATGACTAAGGCACAGCTGATTGAATACATCAAAGAACACCAGGACGATGGAGCAGCAAGCACAATCATTCATGAAGATAAGCCGTCAGCCAACGACCTGCATCCAACAATGAAGCCGATTAAACTGGTCGGTCGATTGATGGCGAACAGCAGCAACCAGGGCGAAATTGTAGTGGACTTTTTCGGAGGTTCCGGTTCGACGATGATAGCAGCGGAGCAATTAAAGCGACGCGCCTACTTGATGGAGTTAGATCCACGCTTTGTTGATGTAATAATCGACCGCTGGCAGAAGATGACTGGCAAGAAAGCGAAACTTCTAAACGAAGAAACAAACCCAAACAGAAAAAAGAAATAAACAGGAGGTACAGCAGAGCGGAGGTGAGCGAAACACATGGGAAGAAAGAAAGTCAAAATTGATTACGACACTGTGAAGAACTTAGCCAAAATCTGCTGCACACAAGAAGAGATAGCGAGCGTTCTGGGATGTAGCGTTAAAACCCTACAGCGCAGAAGGAAATTTAATAAAGCGTATCAGGACGGCTTGAACGACGCCAGGGCGAGCCTGCGACGGCTGCAATGGAAGTCAGCCGCCAGCGGAAACATAACCATGCAGATTTTCCTCGGCAAGAACCTACTAGGCCAACGCGACCGGTTTGCAGAGGATGAGCGCTCCGAGGATAAAGAAAAGGTAACAATCATCAACGACTTGCCGCAGGAGCCACCAAACGAAGCACCAGAGCCACAGGAAGAGCAACGGTCGAGCAATTCCACCGCCCAGGCAGGAAACGCGCCAGAAACGCACGGAAACGAGCAACAGCAGGAGGGTGAGAATTAATGGCAGGAATTACAGACACACCAGGGAAAGTGGTGAGCATTCGAGAAATCATAATCCCTGCATATTACAGCACGTTCAACGCCAGTAGGACATACACGCATAAGATTTTCGACAGCGGCCGTGCAGGAACAAAGTCCAGCAGGGCTGGCATTAAAGCGATTTACAAAATCATAAGTGATCCACATTGCTCGGTTGTGGCATTGAGAAAGCACCACAACAAGTTAAAGAAAACGATTTATAAAGAAGTTTTGCGAGCCATTGGTCGTTTAGGCCTAAGCAAAAAGGACTTCAAGATAACAGTTTCACCGATGGAAATTACGTACAAGAAATATGGAACCACGATATATTTTACTGGATCCGACGGCATAGACGATACAAAGGGTATCATCGACGAAGAGAACCCAATCAAACTTGTAATAATTGACGAGTTGACGGAGTTCTTCGACGACGGCGACGGTGAGGACGAATTGATGAACATTGAGGCAACATTCGTCCGTGGTAATTCAGATGAGTTCACAATGGAGTATTATTTCAACCCACCGAAGAACCAGAAAGCACCGATAATGCAATGGGTTGATAAGATGTGCCGCCGCCCAGATACCATCCGCATTCACACAACATTCAAAGATGTACCGGTTAAGTGGCTCGGTAAAAAGTTAATAGACAGCGCCGAAGAATTGCGCCGGAATGACGAGAAGATGTACCGCTGGGTTTGGTTAGGCGAATGCGTCGGAATTGACGACGTAATATATTACATGTTTGAGCCAGAGCGGCACGTAAGTGACCGATTTAACTGGTCGGATATAGCCTACATAGGCATAGGCGTCGACTACGGCCAGAAGAATGCAACGACATACCAGGCGTTCGGCTTGGATATGAAGAACCGAAAGCTGCGAGGCGTAGGCGAGTACTGGCACAGCGGAAGAGATACAGGAAAGCAGAAAAGCCCGAGTGAATACGCGCAGGACTTCAAGGCATTTAAGGAACGCCTGGAAAGCCCGCAGCCAGCAACGTACGAGGCAGCAGTTGAGCTGCAGCATAACCCAGAAGCAAGCACACAAACGACCAAAAAGAAAGTGACGGATGTGTTCATAGATCCATCCGCACAGGGCCTGGCCGAAGAAATCAGACGTTTGTGTCCGGACGTTATGATCCACAACGCGAAGAACGACGTAGCCGTCGGCATACAACGAGTTAGCAAATTATTAAGCCTGCAGGCCATGACATACCACCCAACACAGAAGAACCTGCAGGAAGAAATGTATTTATATCAATACGACGAAAAGTCAATCGAGGCAGGAAAAGAAGTTCCGGTCAAGGTTGACGACCACGCATGCGACGCGCAGCGATACCTGGTAATGGGTTACTGGCGACGCATGGCTGCCATTTTGCCAGGGCTGGCACTTGGCGATAAAAAGGAGGCAAGCGAAGAATGAATATTCAAAACACAACAGAAACAACGCTGGAGATTGCAGAAAGAAAACTGGCGACGAATGAAAGTGATTGTCTAACGGCCATCCGTGGCTTTATTAAGCAGGTTCTAAACCGCGAAGTACTTGCGACGGAATACCACGCATATATCAACGAGTGGCTACTTTGGTATAAAGGCAAGGTTGAAAGTTTCCACACATACAATCACTTCAACGGCCATAGATACAAGAAATGCAACCGTTTCAGTTTAGGGTTGCCGAAGCAAATTTGCGAGCAGTGGGCGTCATTGCTTTACAACGATAAGGTTTGTTTCAATCTTGACAGCGACACGAAAGCAGGAAGTGCAGAGTTTGACGATAACGCCATATTAAAGGAGATTTTAGAAAAAAATAAATTCTCGGTTAAGTTTAGCAATCTTGTCGAAATGTACATGGCATTAGGAACAGGAGCAACAACGGAATACAAGGACGCAAAAGGAAACGTTAAAATCAATTACATTTACGCGCCTATGATATTCCCACTGGAAGTAGAAAATGGCGAGATTGTAAGCTGCGCGTTTGGATCATACACAGGCAACGAATACTTCGTGGAGGTACACCAGCGCCAGGCAAACGATACGTACAAAATCAACAATTATCACTTTGTAGAGAAAGCAAGCGAAAGTAGCAAGTACGAAGTTATCCAAAAAGACGGCGTCGTAGATGAATACATTTCAGAAGTTAAGATGTTCCAGATTTACACGCCGAACATTAAAAACAACATTTCTATTTTTTCACCGTTCGGAATTTCCGTTTATGGAAATGCGCTGGACGAAATAAAGACAGCAGACCTCGTGTACGATAGTTTCAAAAATGAGTTCTTGTTAGGAAAGAAAAAAATCTTCCTACGCGAGGGCGCGGTTAATTACAAGATCATTACAGACGAAAAAGGGCAACCACAGACGGTGCCTATTTTTGATGAGAACGAAACAGAGTTCTTCGCAATCCAGGATGTAGACGACGAAGGCGGAAAGCAAAAACTAATCGAAGAGAGCAATCCGCAGCTGCGCGTCCAGGAACACACAGAGGGCATGCAGACAGCGCTAAACACAGTTGGCAAGGCCGTAGGTTTTGGCCTTGATTACTTTACATTTAAAGGCAACGGAACGTATCAGAACACAACACAGATAATTTCAACGAAGAGCGAACTATATACCAATATAAAGCAGCACGAAAAGGTGCTGGATGGTGCGTTGAAAGATTTAATCAAAGCGGTTATGTATTTGCGAAATAACGCGACGTACGAAAAAGACATCACTATCGACTTTGACGACTCTATCGTAGAGGACAGCGCAGAAGTTAAACGCCAGGCATTGCTGGAGTTAAACGCAGGAATAATCGACAACGTCCAATATTACCAGGATGTTTATAAGATGACCAAAGAGCAGGCGATTAAGTTTGACGCGGAAATCAGAAACAGAAAAGCAGCTGCAGAACCAGCAGAGCCGCTGGTTGATGAAGATAGCGACGAAGAGTTCATCACGACCGGCAGACAGACAGCAGGCCGCGAAGAAGAACAAGAAGCGGAAGAAAACGAGCCGGATAAGAACCCAATCAAGGAAGCAATTAAAAAGCCGGCAGATATTGTCGACCAGGAGGGCGCAAAACAAGCGCGTGGAGGCCTCATTCGCATTAAGACGAAGAAGTAGCCACAGGTGACGAGAAATGCTAACAGATAAGCAAATAGAGGCCCTGTGCGAAGAGTTGGTGGACATTTACAACAGAATGGAAATGCAACTATTCAAAGACGTAATAATGCGGTTCCAAACATACGAGGAAGCAACTGGAGCGTTGAAGTGGAACTTGAACCAACTGGAAGAACTGGGTTTATTAAACCGACAGGCGGTCGAAACGATATCCAAGTATTCCGGGCGAGGCAAAGAAGCCATCCGAGAAATGCTGAAGAAAGCGCAGTTCGCAAATTTTGACAAGGACGACATGCAGGAAGCATATAAGAACGGCATGATCCAACTAAGCATGGAGCAGCTGCAGAAGTTGCCAATCGTTAAGCAGTTACAAAATGCGGCATATAAAGGCTTCGTCAATGACACGATCAAGTTAATAGAAACAAAGGCACTGGAGTCCACGAAGCAGGCATATATAACGGCGCTAAACCAGGCATATATCGAAAGCGCCAGCGGCACGTACAGCCACAACCAGGCTATTACACGAGCAATCGAAGCAATGGCCAAACATGGCATATACGGAGCGACGTACAGACGCGAGGATGGCACAATCCGACGCATGAGCATAGAGGCAGTAGTCAGACGCGACGCAATCAGTGCCAGCACCAGGCTGGCCAACGATACAATGGCAAAATGCGCAGAAGAGATGGGCGCAGAATATGTCGAAACAACTTCACACCTGGGCGCCAGGATAGGCGACGGCCAACACGACCACACAAACCACGCCTGGTGGCAGGGCAAGGTTTACGCATTACACGGCAAAGGGAGCGCAGAAGCAAACGAGGCCGTGGGATATGAAATTCAAAACTTTGCAGATACCACAGGTTATGGCGAGGTTGACGGCATAGGTGGCGTTAATTGCCGGCACCGTTTCTTTGCATTCTTTCCAGGGATAACAACCCAGGCAGCGGAGCATTACGACGAAGAAAAGAACGCGGAAATATACCAAGCAACGCAGAAGCAGCGCAGGCTGGAACGTAATATCCGTCGTTGGAAGAAAGTACGCGACGCAATGAAAGCGATGGAAGATACACCAGAAACAATGGAAGCTGCAGATAAGGCGCAGCAGCACATTGATAAATTAAGCCAAATCTTAGAAGCGCACTGCGACAAATACGACCTAAGAAGATCATCCGCAAGGGAGCAATACAAGTAGTGATAAAAGATAGGAGGTTTCGAGTATGAGCAACGAATTCAAAAAATTAAAAATCAAAGATAAGAAGCAAGTCGATGATAATAAATCAGAAAACGATAGTATAAACTTCAAATTTGGAATTTTCAAAAATCCAGATAAACCAAAAGAAGAAGAGGAAATAAAAAAGAAAGCAGGTATGAAAGACGCCTTACAAGTTCACTACAAAAAATAGGTGGTTTTTTGATGGGAAAGTATGATATAGGTGAACCTGTATGGGTGACTATTCGTGGAATTCGCGTAAATGTTGGTGCTAAAATCCAAGATGTAACACAAGAATATCTTGATAATGCGTCACCAGGCGTTGGCGATGTCATTGTTGAACCAGATGTATATCATCCAAATGAAGATAGGACAGAGGATATTAATAATGCATATTGGATACGTGACACATTCGGCGGAAATATTACCGTACTAAACGTTGAACGCAGCGAAGAAACTAACAGAGATTTACAGACACCTGATTATTCATGGGATAATAGACTTTTTGAAAGAAAAACCCCAACATCACAAAACGCCCTCGATAAGCACATTCAATCAGCCGTTCACCAGATAACAGCAAAGAAAACACGAAGTCCCGATTTTCATGAGGGTGGCTTTCTGTTATGTGACGTCACAAAGCATGTTGATTTAGAAACGATACACGCCGCTATTGTCAGTCGTCTGAGGCAACAAAATGCGTTTAGTCAGTTAGATATTATTGTTAAAGAAGGAAATAAATTAGTAAAAGTCATAAGATGGCACAAATAAAAAGCACCAGGCGCAGACCAATTTTTGCGGTCCACACGTGGTGCCTAGTTATTATATAGCATATAAAAAACTAAAATACAAGTCGCAGGAGAAATCTTGCTTTTTATTTTCAAAAATAGGTGAACACGTCTGTGGTGGCCGTTAAACGCAAACACAGGCGACACATAGAAGCAGAACAATGTTCATACAAGATAGGGAACGCACGGCCGCGAAAGCGAACGGACGGAACCAGACAGGAGGAGAAAATGGACGGAACAGAAAACACAACAGCAACAAACGCAGCAGAGAACCAGGAAGTCGAAAACACAGCAGGAGCAGAGGTTGCAGCGCAAGAAAGCACGACGGCCGAAGCACAGCAAGGCAGCCAACCAGTAGAAGAAGAAAGCCAAAGCGCACAAGAAAGCGCAGGACAACCACAGAACGCAGCTGGAGCAAGCCAGGGCCTGGATGAGTTTTTGAATTCAAATAAAGCGTTCAAAGCAGAGTTTGACCGTCGAGTTGCAAAAGCAATCGACACGTACAAGCAGAACCACAGCGGAACGCAGCAGAAGCCAGGCGTAGACGAGGTGGCCGTTGGTGTATCATCCGAGCAGAAGTCCGAGAACATTAATCCGGAACCAGAAGCAAAAGGAAACGACAATCCAGATCCAGAAACAGCAGCACCAGAAAAGCCAAACGATATCGGAGCATTGATTGCAGCAGAGGTCGAAAAGGCAACTAATAAAATCAAGTTCGAAACATGCTTGCAAAGAACAATGGAAAAAGCAGGCATTAAAGACACAATCGGTTATCTGGCGCACATCGACGTCGAAGATTTAAGAGCGCATTATGACGCGAAGAAAGACACAATCGACGGTTACGAAACTGTAGAGGAAGAAATGAGAAAGTCATATCCGCATTACTTCGCTACCGGAACTGCAACAGGCGCGGCGCATGGTACATTCGAGAAAGAAAGCAATGCACCGCTGTCATTAAGAGAAGCATTAAATGCCGCAATAAACGGCAAACGCTAAAAATTAAAAATAAGAAAGTAGAGGAAAAAATAAAATGCCAATTACACTAGCAGAGTCAAAAGTAGGAATGCGCGATAAAGTTGCGCAAACAGTAGTCGATGAATTCCGCCGTTCAAGTTTTTTACTTGATCAATTAGTTTTTGATAACGCGGTTTCACCAGCGACAGGTGGTTCAACATTAGTTTATGGATATACAAAGTTGATGACTCCATCAACAGCGTCATTCCGTGCGTTAAATTCTGAATACACAAATAACGAAGCAAAGCGCAAGGAAGCAACAGCAAAGCTCGCTATTTTCGGTGGCGCGTTCTCTCTTGACCGCGTTATTATCGAAACAGCAGGAGCAGTCGACGAGTTAGACTTCCAGGTTAAGCAAAAGATTGAAGCAGCACGTAACCTCTTCCACTGGGCGTTAATTAACGGCGACAACACAAAGGACAATCAGTTTGACGGCCTTGCGAAGATGTTAAAAGGAACATCAACAGAAATCGCAGCAACAGGAATGGACCTCTCCACAACACAGAAGATGACAGACAACGCAGATGCGTTCCTTGACACATTAGACGCGTTTATGTCAAACCTAGCAGGTAAGCCAACAATGCTTTTAATGAATTCTGTTATGTTAACAAAGATTAAGGGCATCGCACGTCGCAAGGGCTACTATTCCAGAGTTGAGGACGCATTCGGTCGCGCGGTTGATTGCTGGGATAATATCCCAATGATTGACCTCGGTAAGTTCTACGACGGCGCGAAGAACAAGACAGTTGACTGTATCGAAATCGCAGAACCAGCAGGAACAACATCCATTTACGCTGTAACACTTGGCCTTGACGCATTACACGGCGTTACACCAAGAGGCGACAAGATCATCAGCACAAACCTTCCAGATTTAACACAGCCTGGAGCAATTAAGACAGGTGACGTTGAAATGGTTGCTGCCATTGCTTTAAAGAATTCTCTAAAAGCCGGCGTATTAACGGGCATCAAAGTTAAGTAACAGCGACATAACAAAGAGCAAAAGCAGGCCTCCAGGTGAGCGCCTGCTTGCTTTCTTTTAGAACGGAGGAATAAATGCAATTTGTAGATTTTGAATATTACAAAAACAAATTCAAAGGTTCGTTGCAGGAGGATGAATTCAACCAACTGGCACGCGAAGCCTCCGCAATCGTCAACAGATTAACCATGCGCAGAATTAACGCAGACGCGCTGCAGGGCCAACCATACGAAAAAGACGTAAAGGACTGCACGTGCGCGGTTGCGGAAAAGATAGAAGAAATGCAGCGAAAGGAAGAAGCGGCAAAGATTGCGTCAGAAACAATCGGCCCGCATTCCGTCACATTCAGAAATGAAGCGAAAACGACCGAAGCAGAAAAGCAAATCGAATATAAGCGAGTTGTTGAAATTTATCTGTTTGGAACAGGCCTGCTTTATAGAGGGCTTGGTTGCACATGCTGACAAACAAGATAGTCGAAATGTTCCCACATACATGCACGATTTACCACAAGCACGGCGACGATGAATATAAGCGCCAGGTCTTGGAGGGCGTATTCTGGTACGGCCCGCAGCTGCTAAAATTAAGCGGAAAAGGCTTCGAGGCGACGACCAACACAACGGTTGTTATACCAAAAGAGATAGCAGATACGGCAGAGATTGCAGAAGGCGATTACGCCGTAAAAGGTACAGGTCCAGAGATAACGAGCATGCGAGAGTTGGAGCAATACGAAACAATTACAATTAGTTCGATTAGTACGAATGACTGCGGACGACCAAACGACAACAAGGTGATAACCGGTGTCTGATGATAAATTGATGACGGTCGATATATCCGGAATAAGAGCTGCAACGTCAAACCTAACCAGGACGTTAGGTTTAGAACCGGACGGCCCAGCGCAAAAATTCTTTACACAAGAAATGATGCGTCAAACGGATAAATATGTGCCAATGGATACTGGCATGCTTGCAGGAAGCGCACAAAGGTTTATGGAGCCGGACGCCGTAGTTTATTATGCGCCTTACGCACAATATCTATATTACGGAAAATTGATGGTAGATCCTGAAACATTAAAGGGCGCGTTCCACGATGAAGAAAACAACATGTTCTGGTCAAGACCAGGCGTGCCAAAAATTCTGGATCCAGACGGCAGAAGCCTGCAATATGACACGTCAAAGCACCCGCTCGCAGGGCCTATGTGGGCCGAGCGTTCGTGGGCCGACAACGGCGAAAAGATTACTGCAGAAGTCGAAGAATTTATCATGCGGAGGTACATAAAATAAAATGAGCAAACCGGAAAGCATTGTCGAGGCAATTAAACAATATTTTGATGAATGCCCACTGATTAAGAAGATGGGAGCGAAAACAAAGGTAGAGTTCTTAAAGGATGATACGCGTTCGTTCAGCATCGAAACAGTACCAGGGCCGTCAGTTATTGAAAATTACCTGGACGGCGTATCAGAGCGTCAATATCGTTTTAACTTGGTCGCACGTTTCAATTATTCGGAAGAGGCGCGCATGAATATCGAAAACAGCCGGTTCTTTGAAGAACTGGCCGCATGGATTGAAAAACAAAGCGACGAAGAAAGACTCCCAGAATTGCCGCAAGGGGATGAAGCGGAGGAATTGAACATCACAACAACTGGTTATCTATTTGCGGTCACAGCAGACTGGAGAATAGCAAGATATCAGTTGCAGCTGCAACTTGTGTATATTCATGACACGAAAGCAGCAGCCAAATAAAAAACAGAAAGTGAGGAATTGAGATAATGGGAAAAATTAAGCGTTCATTATTAAAATCATTTTTGAACACAGATCCAACAAAGACTGGCGGCCAGGAAAAGTGGGCGTTGATTAACAAGGGCGTAACTTCACAGAAGTTCCAGTACAACCCAGAAACAACAACAGAAACATACATCGGCGAAGATAGCGCAACAACATCGGTAGACTCCTATAAGGTTAGCGTTCAAACGCCAATGACAGCATTCAAGGGAGATCCAATCTTTGAATACGTAGACGCGTTAAGAAAGAAGAGAGCAGTCGGCGAAGATTGCGAAACACAACTCCTTGTTGTTAATGCGTACGACAAGCAGACAGATGGTTCATTCTCTGCGGAATTAAACCAGGTAACAATTCAGATTACAGAGTTCGGAGCAGACGGCGGAAAGCCATTAGAAGCACCATTCACAATCGCGCTTAATGGCGATCCAGTGTATGGAACGGTTACGTTTGAAGCAAACGGCGCTGCTAAGTTCAAGAAAGCAACAACAGCACCTGGCATCGGCGGTTAAACATAACGCAATATGAGGCAAGTTCACATCAGTGGCTTGCCTCTTTATTTTTTAAGTTTTAAGTAAAGGAAACATGCTTGCAAATATTTAACAAGCACAAGAGGAGAATAAAAAATGACAGACAGAAGCAATCAACAAGCGATCAATAAAATTAGAATTAAACGCCGCGAGGATGAAGTTTATCGCATTAACATAAGCGACGACGGCCAAGAAATCGTCTTCGATTTATTAGATATTAACCTGCCATATAAGGTCAATAAAGCATTTACAGACGTCGAAAGAAATCTCCAAGTTTGCGAGGGCAATGTTATAGCAATTCGCAATAAATACAAGAACCAGAAGCCAACCAAAAAAGGCATGCTAACACAGGAAGAACTGGAGATCCAGAACGAGTACAGAAAAATGTATCAAAAAGACCGCGAGGCAATGGATGAATTGCTGGGCAAAGGAACCATGCAGGCGTTGTTTGGTGATAGCAATTATTTGACTATGTTTGATGATTTATTCGAGCAATTAGAGCCGCATTTAAGCCGCCTAGAAATAAACGTAGACAGCGTCAAGGAACGCTTGAAGAAGAAATATCACATCGGCGAAAACAGCGGCGATAATGGCGCTGTATTGAGCTGAGAGAGGCAGGCATGAGATATCCACAGGCAATCGAAGTAGACGGCCGCAGGTTTCCGATAAATACATCGTACCAGACGGCCATCCGTTGTTACGAAATCGTCCAGGACGAAGCAGTGACAGATGCAGAGCGCGGCGCAATAGTAATGCTTCTATTGCTGGGTGACATTCCGCAGGATCTAAGCGTTGACGGAATGAAGAGGTTGCAAGAATTGCTTGTCAAATATTTGCAATGCGGAAAAGAGCCGGAACAAATAAGAGAGATGGACGAAATCTTGACCGAACGCGAGCCAGATATGGACTACACGTACGACATGGGCTTGATAATCGCGTCATTCATTAGTGATTACAAAATAGATTTATCCGAACCAGAAAACGAAACAATGCACTGGTGGAAGTTCATTGATTTATTAAACGGCCTAAGTCCAAAGTCAGCGCTAAACCGCGTGCGAGAAATTCGCAACAAAGACCTGGGTGATTACAAAGACAATCCAAAGGCAATGGAAGAGTTAATCCAGGCAAAGCGTCTGGTTGCATTACCAGAAAAGATAACAGAGAGCGAACAGGAAGCGCTGGACGAATTCGACAGACTACTACGAGGAGAAGTAAAGGAAAATGAATAAAACATAAAAGCATGCTTGCAAGGCGAGCATAGAACGGAGGTGCATACATGAGTCAAAGCATGATCCGAATAAACACGAAACTCGACGCCTCTGGGTTTAGTGCCGGCGCGGATAAAATCAAAAAGAAAATCGAAGAATTAAAGAGCGGCATTGAACGTATAGGAAATGCGTCGGCAGTTTCTGACGGCATGAAGAAACAAACCCTAGAGATGGAAAAGAATTTATCTATCCAGGAAAAGGTAGTCGAAAAGACGAAAAGAAAGATTGCAGAATTAAAACAGAAGTATGCAGAATTGGCCGAAGCAAAAGCTGCAAAAGAAAACAGTATCGCAAGCGGCGTCAAGAATGATAAGCAAAATATTTTCGAGGCAAGCCTTGAGGGTAACTTTGCAGAGAAAAACGCGTTGGCTCAGGGCAAGTCAAAAGCAGAGGCGTCAGAAATAGGCGACAAAGCATTTGACGCGCACATGCAGAAGATTATCGACCAGCAGAAAGAAGCGGACAGTGGGTTCAAACGCATTTCAGCAAGCGCAAAGGATGTGGCCAATCAAATAGGTGAGCAGAACCGTGAGTTATTAAAGCAAACAGCGCTGCGCAATACAATGCAGGCACAGGTTGACGGCCAAAAGAACGACGAGCGCCAACTTCTCAAGCAGGCAACTGCAATGCAGAAGTTTAAGGAATTTTTCTCGAATAAAGGAAAAGGCGCAGGATCCAACGGCGGCGGAATTTCCAACTTGGCCAAAGGCATAGGCGACGCATCTGGCGGCATAAAAAATATGCTGGGATTGATGGGTAGATTTACATTAATGACGTTCGGTGTAATGTCGGCATTCCGAGGAATTAAGCAAGCCATCGGCGAGGCGGTCAGCCAGAGCAAAGAGCTGCAGGCAGCCATTGCCTCAATCAAGATGGTAGCGGCCGTAGCGGTTCAACCGATTGCGGAGGGATTAATTCGTGGATTGGCCAAAGCCGTGAGTTTCATTGCGGCAATAATTAAGGCATTGACCGGAGTCGATATTCTAGCCAGGGCAGCGGCTGCATCTGCAGAAAAGCAGGCAGGAGCAGCCAAGAAAGAAGCGGACGAAAGAAAGCGAAGCCTGGCGTCTTTCGATGAAATCGAAGTCATGCAGAAAAACGACACAGACAGCGGCGGCGGAGGTGGTGCCGGCGGTTTAGGGTTCAGCGATTTATTGCAGCAGGTTGACCTGGGCGAGAGATTGAAGAACACGCTCGGCAAAATTAAGACATTGTGGGATGAAACAACCAAGAAGATAAAAGAAGCATGGACCGCTAACGATAACGGCGTTCGAATAATGTCGGCACTAAGCGGAATGGCAAGCGATCTATGGAATTGGTTTGACCGCATTCTTGACTCAACGATTGAGTGGGTTAAGAACCTAAACCTGGAGCCGCTATTCAACTCAATAGCAAAGGCGGTAGAGGCCATGCGGCCTGTATTTAACGATATTCTGGGTATTCTTGAATGGATATATAACAATGTCGTCCTACCGATAGCGAAGCTGCTATTAGAGGAAGTTATCCCAGCCGGCCTTGATGTTATTGAGGGCGCACTGAAAGCCATTCATTCAGCAATAGAAGCACTGGCGCCATTAGCGCAAGATCTCTGGGATAACATTTTGAAACCGGTCGCAGACTTCCTGGGCGACGCATTCGTCGGAGCGATAGAAGTCGTGGCGGACGCATTGAACGGATTGTCTGACTGGATAGACAACAACCAGGAAACGTTCGCAACATTAGTCGGAGTTATAGCTGCGCTAGTTGGAGCGTTTGAGGGAATAAGCGGCGCAATGAAAGCCGTTGACGTTGTGAGCAAATTAGTTTCCGGAGGAATTGCTGCAGTATCCGGAGCATTAGCCTTCATAGCCAGCCCGATAGGAATAGCAACCATTGCGATAGGCGCATTAATCGCCATCCTGGTCGCATTAGTTCTTAATTGGGATAAGGTAAAAGAATTCGCGATAAATTGCGTTAATGGAATAAAAGAAGCATTCGGAAAAGTTGCGGCATGGTTCAAAGATAAAGTTCTTACACCGCTGGGCGGCTTTTTTAATGCGTTCAAAGAAACAACGCTGCAGATATTAAAGGCAATCGCGACAGCATTCAAAGCAACACTGGACGGCTTCGCAGCATTGGTTCGTTGGTTTGCTGATTTGATAATAAGCACATTCAAGGGAGCTTTTGACGGTCTTGCAAAATCGTTCAACGATACCGTTAATTCAATACAGCAAATCTTTAACGGAATAATCCAGTTTATAACCGGAGTATTTACAGGAAACTGGAGCCAGGCATGGCAGGGCGTCGTTAATATCTTCAACGGAATAGTCGGCGGCATTGTTTCTATTTTCAAGCTGCCAATTAACGGCGTAATCGGACTGATTAACGGCTTTATTAGCGGCATTAACCAGGTTCGAATTCCTAGCTGGGTGCCAGGCTTCGGAGGTATGGGAATAAATATTCCAAGAATTCCATACTTGGCCAAAGGCGCAGTTATTCCACCAAATAAACAGTTTGTCGCAATGCTGGGTGACCAAACACACGGAAACAACCTGGAGGCACCGGAGGGCTTAATCCGACAGATTGTCAGAGAAGAAACTGGAGGCTTTAACCAGGAAGCGATCGCGCTGTTAAGAATAATCGCGTCAAAGAACTTCTCAATCACCAAACGAGAAGCAGGCGCTGCAGCGGTTGAGTATATCAACGACGAAACAGAAAGAACAGGAAACAGTCCTGTTCTTTCGTTTTAAGGAGGATAAACAATGGTAAAAATGAGCGTTTATAAAGTTGACGGCGTGGCATTGCCACCGGTTATCCGAGGCAACGCCAAGTACAGCGAAAACGACCTGGCGGAGGAAGCGTACCGCGACGCGCTGGGCTTTACACATAAGAAAACCGTACGGTTCGGCGTTAGAAAAATCGAGTTATCATGGCCACGCCTAACAGACGACGAGTTAAATTTGATTGCAGATTTAACAAAGGGAAAGGAGTACTTCAAGTTTGAATATTACGACCGCAAGAAGAAAACTGCTGGCGTGATCCAGGAAGCCTACAGCGGCAACACATTGAAGTACACAATTGACAAGGGCGCAACGAATAAGAAAGTCTGGAAAGATATTTCTATTTCAATCGTTGAACGATAAGGCGCAGAAGGAGGTTAAGAATGGCACAAAGCACAAGTCAAAAAACAATCATCCAGGAAGCCTTAAAGCGCGAGTTTACGACGGAAACAGGCAGGCCGAAGAATTACACCATTAAAATCAAAAACGGCCCTACATACACAGGAAACAACCTGTCAGACGGCGGCGTATCAATTACCGAGAGTCTAAGTTCCAATAATTCGTTTGACCTAGCAGCAGTAGAAAAGCCAACGATTGAATTTACATTATTAAACCTAGAAAGAAATATCGGTTTATTAAAGGGCAAGGAAGTAGAGCTGGCGATTACCGTCGGCTCTATGGCCATGCCAGCAGGTACATATCTAATTGATAACGCAGAGAAGCAAAACGACCACTTGTACAACATAAAGGCGAGCGGCATGCTTGCAAAGTTCAACCAGGACGTCAGCGCATGGTGGAACAAAGAAGTACAGTTCCCAATTACACACAGAGAACTGCTGATTGCATTGTGCAATAAGGTCGGTATTGATTACCAACTGCCGCAAACATACACGAATAGCAACGCAGTAATTGCACAGAGAAATATGTACGTTAACGAAGCAACAGGTGCAACGTTCCTGGGTTATCTCCAGGAAATGGCCGGTTGTTTTTTCGTAACTTCCAGGCTACTGGATAACGGAAAAACGTTGACGATTAAGAAGATCACACAGCCAACCGGTACACCAGGAATGGTTTACACCGGAAGCCATTATATAGGCACGGTTGAAATTGCAGACTACAACATTAAAAAAATTGATGTGCTGCAGATAAGAGCAACAAAGGACGATATAGGAGTTCTTGCAGGAAATAAGGATGGGAAAAACCCATATCTGATAGAAGGCAACCCTCTGCTTTACGGAATGGCGTCGGCCGACTTGCAGCCGATAGCAACGGCCATATTTAACGAATTAAAAGACGTACAATATATACCATTCACGGCCAGCATGATGGGCGTGCCATATATTGAGCCAGGCGACACGATCCAATTCAATACACCAGCAGGAGCAACAATCAAAACGTTGCTAATGAAGCGCACGTTTGCAGGAACGCAGTTCTTTAAGGACGCCCTGGAAACAAAAGCGAAAGAGCAGCGTGAGAACCAATCAAAGCCAGCGCGCACAATAACGATATTGAACCAGAAGCTGCACGAGTTCGAAACTTCAATCGAGAAGTTTAAAAGTAAGATTGCAAACATTGCAACAGAGGTCGGAAACGCGAATAAAGGCACGCGCCAATATTATCTGCAGACTGCATCGAAAGATACACCATCGAAGAATGACAGTGCCTGGTCTACCACAAAGCCGCCATCAATAGCAGGGCAGCACATGTGGTACATGCTTGCAGATATTACCGCAAACGACAATGAAGTGCGCCATGAACCGCTGGAATTAACCGGCATAAAAGGCGACACAGGGCGTGGAATAGTAGGTACGCCAGAAATTACATACCAAGCAGGAAGCAGCGCGACAACGCCACCAACAGGCGAGTGGCTGGCCAATATTCCACTTGTAAACGAGGGCTACACTTTATGGATCCGTGCGGTTTATAAGTACAGCGATGACACGACGTCGGAAGTATTCTCTCCGTCAATAGCAGGAAAGACCGGCCGAGGAGTCAAACAAGTAACGCCGGAATATTACCTGTCAACTTCAAAGACAGAACCTACAGGTGGAGCCTGGAGCGCAACACAACCAGAAAAAGCCAACGACACGTGGGTGTGGATAAGATACAAAACCATATTCACAGATGAAACGGTCGGTTATTCAGACGCAATAAAAGACGACGTACTGAACGGCCTGGTTGAATTGACAACAACCAACAAGTCGACAATCGAGCAACTTAATGGAAGCATAACGCACCTGGTAAACCAGACAACAGAAAACCGCAAAGGCGTCGATACAGTCAAAACAGAGCTGCAAACATTGCAGCAGCAGACGGCCGACGGCTTCAGCAGAACAATCCAACGTTCAGAGTTTGACAAGACGGTTAGCACTATTTCTGAAAAGTTGGACGAAAACGGCTTGCATATCGGTTCAGATAAAGAGGACACTGTAACAACTGTTGATACAAACGGCGTGAACGTCAAAAAATCAGACGGCACACTGTTGGCAAAGTTTGACAAGGTGGACAGTATGCTTGCATATTTGCGAGTGCTTGAATATCTAAGTGCTGGCGCACATAGAATTGAAGCGCAAAATGTGGAAAGTGAGATAACACAGTTTGTCAATGGCACGATCAAAACAGCCACAGTCAAAGCAAGTGTTATCAACTGGATTGGGGACATTAAGAAATGACAATGTTAAATTATTCATGGCAAGTTGTCGCTGAAGCAAATAGGACGGCTGGCGCTGCAAATGTTACTTATAGATTATTGGCTAGAATTAGCGAACAGTACCATAGCATCGAATTAAATCGTGACTGGGTAGAAGTACAAACAACCTATGAATTGCATACTGGTTATATCTATTCAGGCACATGGAATTTTGGCGGTACTGGGTGCGATGCTGTAAGTGGTGGTGGAACTTTAAGAGGTAGTGGCACGCTATTAAGTGGTGGCTTTTGGGCGTATCACGATAACAACGGTAATTATGCTACAAGTTTATATGCTGACTTACAATTCTATTTCTCAGCCGCTAATGCATATCTATCGGGTAATATTGAGTTACCTAATATCCCCCGTGCAAGTAGTGGCGCATGGAAAGACAATAAAAACCATGTGAAACTAGACGGAAGCGACACGATCACGTTGCTATTAGGTAAAAAAGTTGATAAGTACCGACATTCATTAGTTTGGGTGGTTGGTAATAGCGGGTACAAATGGTTAAACACTAACGATATTGATACAGAATATGTGTTTAAACCGACTGAAGAAATGATTAAGTATGCGACTGATACACAATCGGTCTATGGCTATCTTGGCATAGGAACATATTCAAGTGATGCTCAAAATGCAACAATGATTGGTACATCAAAGATTGGCTTTTATATTGATTTACCACCAGAGAAATACGCACCAATAATCAATACGACAACTGTAAAAGAAATCGGTAATACAAACGTTCCGGAAAATAAGGTATTCCGTTATTTATCCAAGAAGAAGTTATCCATGCAAGCAAATGTAAGGGGATATTCAACAGTTAAAAGCGTATATGCTTTACATAACGGACAACAGTTTCCACTAAGTCTTGCTAATGGCACGTATAGCGTTGATTTAGAAGGTATGACGAATGGTGACATACAATTTGTCATTGAAGATAGTCGTGGCTTTAAAACAACACGAGAATGGCATGGAACGTATGTTCCATACTTCTTCCCAACCATTACAGAATTTACCGCAGAGCGTGACAATCCAACTGTCAATGACGGATATGCTAATGCAAAGGGTACATTCTACAATGGTGAGAATAATGTACTTACCATCACTGTAAAAGATGATGGAAATAGAAGTACAAACGGAACAGGGCAGTTGAACGGAAATGAGTTTACAGTCAAACAACGTATTGTTGGATATTCGTATGATAGGAACTACAACCTTACATTAAAAGTCATGGATAGTTATGGACAGTCCACAGAAAGGTCGTATGTACTAACGGGTAATTTGTGGGCAATGATTCTTGGAAAACTTACAACCAGTGTTCACATGTTATGGGTAAGAAGAAATGGTAGCAATCCATGCGGAATTTATAATGAAGGCGATACTTCCACGCTTGGCAGAACATACGCAAAAGGTGGCTTGGCCATTGGCGGTGATGATACGTTTATTGTGAAGGAATTTACGGCTGACGTTCAAGCAATAAAAGGACAGCAAGCTGCATATATAAATGTTCCTTACACTATTCCTGCAGGATATAAATTGCTATGTTTCTATGACGCACATACCATTACATGGTGTATAACAACAATAAAGAGTGTAAGTGCGAGTGGAATTATGACACATGTATATAACTGGTCTACGCCAAGTGACATAACTCCAAAAAGTAAAGTTGTTGTTAGTGGACTGTTTGTTAAGTCTGCATAGAAAGGGAAAAAATGCTTATAGATGGTTTAAAATTTACTGAAATCCCAAGTGGTAATAAAAGCGTTGTTACATTTCAACGTAAGGTATTTGAAAACCTAAAACTACTAATTGATAGTTTTGAAGTTGGAGTCATCCATGAAATAAGTTTTGATGATGATAACATCTCGCACAAAATGTACACAGAGCCGATGACATTTTCTAAAAACGATGAAGGATATACAATTTCATTTATACTTACAGATGTTCCTCAACAGGATATTGACGCAAGAGACTTCAACGAAATTAAGCCTTTAATAAAAGAATGTTTGCAAACTGCAAGCGTAGAGACTGTTAAGAAGTATGTTGCATATCTTGATAAGTGGGAAGTGGGTACAAAATTCACCAAAGGGCAACGCATTTCCCACAATGGTATTCCATACATTGTGGGCACAAACCATACTGCAGTAAAAGGTAGAACTCCAGATACAGAGCCGTTGTTGTATGAAAATATGACAAAGCCTAAGAGAGCAGAAAAGTGGGATGAAAAAGTTACTTATAACAAGGGTGATTTAGCAATCGCCAGAGAGATTGTATTTATCTCAAAGATTGATAACAACAAGGGTAATGAACCAGGCTTCGGAAATGCTTGGGATTATTACAAAAATTAAATATTGCTATTAAGGCGACCAAAGCGGCCGCCTTTTTAGATAGAAAGAAAGAGGTGGAAAAAATGGCATTACAAGGAATTGACGTTGCAAGCTGGCAGCAAAGCCTAGACTTGCGACAAATTAGTTACGACTTCGTAGTTGTAAAGGCGACGGAGGGAACCGGATATATTAACCCATGCTGCGACACACACGTGCAGCAGGCAATCGAGATGGGTAAGTTATTCGGCGTTTATCATTACGCAAACGGAGGCGATCCAATCGCGGAAAGTAATTTCTTCTTGCAGAACATTCAAGGATATATCCGTAAAGGAATTCTGGTTCTTGACTTTGAGGGAGAGAGCAACGCAGCATGGAACGTTTATCCAAACGAATGGATCAAGGCCTGGTGTGACAACGTTTATAACCAGACAGGCGTTAAGCCATTAGTTTATATCCAGGCGTCAGCATTAAATAAGGTTGCAGGCGTAGGAGATTACGGCTTGTGGGTTGCAGAATACGCAGACAGCGAGCCGACATACTACCAGGACACACCGTGGAACGAGGGAGCGTACGCATGCGCAATGCGCCAATACGCAGGAGGAAACGGCCGCGTTTATGGTTATGACGGAGGCGTTGACCTTGATAAGTTCTACGGCGACGCAGAGGCGTGGATGAAGTACGCGAACCCAGGAGGCGAGTATATCGCACCAGCACCAGCAGCGGCACCTGTGCAGGTTGCTGCAGCAGCACCAGCAGCAGACTCGACAACATACATCGTTCAAAAGGGCGATACATTGAGCGGAATTGCGGCAAGATACGGCACAACATATCAAAGCCTGGCTGCAATTAACAACATCCCAGATCCGAACAAGATTTATCCAGGACAAGAAATCGTGATCAATGGAGCAACTGCAGCAGCACCAGCAGCAAGCGCTGTTTATTACACAATCAAGCCTGGCGACACATTGAGCGGAATTGCAGCGAAGTTTGGCACGACATGGCAGTGGCTGGCCGAGGTTAACGGCATTGAAAATCCTAATTTAATTTATCCAGGAAACAGCATTCGCGTAAGTTAAGAGGTTAAAGAGCATGATCCAGGCAATTAACCCTTTATTTACACCGATTTACAATACGGTTATTTCAGCCATTGCAGGCGGTGTCGTTGCGTGGCTTGTGGCAAAAATTAAGAGCATGAAGCAGCACAAGGTAGACGAAGAAACAGAACTAAAAAACGACCTAGCCGTGATGAAGCAGGGCATGCAAATCATGCTCCGCGGACAGTTGTATAAATGGCACGACTACCTACGCGACAAGCCGCACATTACAGTCGATGAATTCCGCGAAGTCGACGAGATACATACAGTTTACAAATCGCTTGGTGGAAACCACACAGGCGATGAACTCTATGCAGAGTTAAAACAGAAAGGTAAGGTAATGAAAAGATGAAAGACAAACAATATTGGAGTAAATGGTTCAAAGCAGCTGGTATTCGTGCAGTAAAAACATTTGCTCAAACATTATCTGCAACAATTTCTACTGCAGTTGTACTTGGCGATGTAAATTGGAGAATGGCATTATCTGCCGCTACCTTAGCAGGCTTGCTATCTCTAATTATGTCTTTTGCTACAGGTTTACCAGAAGTTAAGTTTGAAGATATTACAGAAGAAGATTTGAAGTAATTGAAAGCCTACTCTCTTAATTGAGGGTAGGCATTTTTTTGTGGCACCCAGAATGGCACCCTGTTAAAATTTTTTAACAGATAAAAGAAACACCAGATAGTCAGAAAACGGCTAAAAATGGAGGTTTTAGAAATTTACGGAAACAGAAAAACAAATAAATTCGTTTCTGCTAAGCGGCACTTTATAGAGGAAGTCCTTAAGGGACTTTTTTTATGTTATTTTCAATTTCTTAATGAGGTTTATGCAAAGTTTTCATGTGTTAGAAATGAAAATATTAGAGGATTTCAGAGAATAAAATGAGGGATTTTCAGCATTCAAAATAATAGGGCTTTCAGAGGGGAAATTTATCGAAAAAAATTGGGCATTCAGATAGAAAAATAATTCTTTTTTTATTATGCTATTGAAAGACAGAATTCAGTGGAGGTAGAAGTTGTGGATAGGATAGTAAAACGTAACGGACAAGTTGTTCCATATGATGGAGCTAAGATTATTTTAGCGATAGAAAAATCTTTCCAAAGCGTAAATGAAAGTGTTGATCAAGCATATCTTTCTGACTTACTAGTGCAGATTGAAGCGCAGTTCGACGGTCGTCAAGAAGTTGATGTTGAAGAAATTCAAGATACTGTTGAAAAAATCTTGATGAAGAACGAAAAGTATAACGTCGCAAAGAGTTATATCTTATACCGTGAAAAGCGCACACAGATGCGTAATGAACGCCTTGAGTTAGTGAAACTCATCGGTGACGAAGAGTTGGAAGATGTTTTGGTTGATATCCAGAAGGCTTATCCAGACTATGACTTAAAGAGATTGTATGAGAAGTTCTCTACAATGTCTAAAGAAGGTCAATCTCTGAAAGATAGAATTGCTTTATTAACAAGAAGTTCTGCTGAACTTACAACGAAAGAAGAACCAAACTGGGAGAGAATTGCTGGACGTTTGCTCAGTTACAGTATTGCTTGTGATTTAAAAGCAACTGAAGAGAAACTTGGTCTTACAAGTTTCTACCATAAGATCTCCTATATGATCGAACAAGGGTTATATGGAGCATATATCTTAGAAAATTATTCTCATAAAGAAGTTGATGAAATCGCAGCATTAATTGACAATACACGTAATAACTTATTCACATATAGTGGATTAGACTTGTTATCCCAGCGTTATTTGATTCGCAGCCACCAGCATGTCCTATTAGAGTCACCACAGGAAATGTACATTGGTATTGCAATGCATTTAGCAATGAAAGAAACAAATGATCGTATCGGTTGGGTAAAGAAGTTCTACGATATGATGAGTTTACATCAGGTAACAATGGCAACTCCTACACAAGCAAATGCGAGAAAGCCATATCATCAGTTATCGAGTTGCTTTATTGATACTGTTCCAGATTCATTGGATGGTATCTATCATTCTATTTCTAACTTCGCTGATGTAAGTAAGTTCGGCGGTGGAATGGGTATGTACTTAGGAAAGGTTCGCTCCCGTGGTGGATCAATCCGTGGTTTTGAAGGTGCATCTGGTGGTGTTATCCGTTGGATTCGTGTCATCAACGATACTGCAGTTGCGGTTGACCAACTTGGTGTAAGAGCTGGGGCTGTAGCAGTATATCTCGATGTATGGCATAAAGACTTACCTGAATTCTTACAGTTACGTACAAACAATGGTGATGACCGTATGAAGGCTCACGATGTATTCCCTGCAGTATGCTATCCAGACTTATTCTGGAAGATGGTGAAGGAAGACATGAACCAAGATTGGTATCTTCTTGATCCACATGACGTCCTTATGATTAAGGGTTATTGCCTTGAGGACTTCTATGGTGAAGAATGGGAAAAGAGATATTGGGAATGTGTACATGACAACCGTATCTCTAAACGTGTCCTTGTATTAAAGGAAGTAGTACGTTTAATATTGAAGTCTATGGTAGAAACAGGAACTCCATTTGCTTTCTATCGTGATGCGGTTAACCGTGCAAACCCAAATAAGCACAAGGGTATGATTTATAGTTCTAATCTCTGTACAGAAATTGCACAGAATATGTCAGAAGTGAAGCAGGTTTCTCGTGTCATAACGACAGAGGATGGCGATGAAGTTATCGTCACAACAACAAAACCAGGTGATTATGTTGTATGTAACTTAGCTTCATTATGTTTAGGTAATATTAACGTGACAGATCCAAAGGAAATCGAAGAAGTTACTGCGACTGTAGTACGTGCTCTCGATAACGTTATCGATCTAAACTTCTATCCTTTGCCTAACGCAAAAGTAACAAACCATAAGTATCGTTCTATCGGTCTTGGTGTCAGTGGTTACCACCACATGCTTGCAAAGAACCATATCATGTGGGAAAGCGAAGAACACTTGAAGTTTGTGGATGAAGTGTTTGAAAATATTGCGTATGCATCTATTAAGGCAAGTAATGCTTTAGCTAAGGAACGTGGAAGCTATCAATACTTTGAAGGTTCAGAGTGGCAGACAGGTGCGTACTTCGACCAGCGTGGATATGACTCTGTACGTTGGAAAGAACTCAAGGAAGAAGTACATGCAACAGGTATGCGTAATGCATATGTATTGGCAGTCGCTCCAACAAGTTCTACATCTATCTTGATTGGTACTTCAGCCGGACTTGACCCTGTTATGAATCGTTTCTTCTTAGAAGAAAAGAAGGGTTCTATCTTGCCAAGAACTGCACCAGAATTATCTGCAGATACATATTGGTACTACAAGACAGCACATACAATTGACCAGACTTGGTCAGTTAGAGCTGCTGGTATCCGTCAGCGTCATATCGACCAAGCACAGAGCTTTAACTTATGGATTACAAATGACTATAAGATGAGTCAGTTATTACAGTTATATGTACTAGCATATGATTGTGGAGTTAAGACTATCTACTACACACGTTCTAAGGCATTAGACCCTGAGGATTGTGAAAGTTGTTCCGCATAGGAGGTAGAAACATGCAGACAGATCAGATTAATCGTAAACCGTTATTCAACCCTGAGGGTGATATTGATGTACGTAATCGCCGTCTTATCAACTTCAATACAACAAATATTAATGACTTCAATAATATGAAGTATAACTGGGTATCTGATTGGTACCGTCAAGCAATGAACAATTTCTGGGTTCCAGAAGAAATTAACTTGAACCAAGACAAATCAGATTATCCACGTCTTAGCCTAGCTGAAAAGACAGCATACGATAAGATTTTGAGTTTCTTAGTTTACTTAGATTCTCTACAATCTGCTAACTTACCAAACATTTCTCAGTATATTACTGCAAATGAAGTTAACTTATGCTTGTCTATCCAGACATTCCAAGAGTGTATTCACTCACAGTCTTACAGTTACATGCTTGACTCCATTTGTTCTCCTGAGCAGAGAAACGATATCCTCTATCAGTGGAAGACAGATGAACACTTATTGAAGAGAAATGAATTCATTGGTGAACTCTATAACGAGTTTGTTGCCAAACAAGATAAACAATCTTTCTTGAGAGTTTGTATTGCAAACTTTATCTTAGAGGGTGTTTACTTCTATTCTGGATTTATGTTCTTCTACAATCTTGCTAGAAATGGTAAGATGCCAGGAAGTGTACAGGAAATTCGTTACATCAACCGTGATGAATCAACACACTTATGGTTATTCCGTAATATATTAGTTGAATTACAGAAGGAAGAACCAGAGTTATTTACACCAGAAAACATTCAGATGATTCGCGATATGATGAATACTGGTGTTGAACAAGAAATTGCATGGGGACACTATGTAATTGGTGATGAAATTCCAGGCTTAAATAAGCAGATGGTTACTGACTATATCAAGTATCTTGGCAATACACGTTTTGCGACATTAGGTTTTGGTAATCTGTATGAAGAATACGCCGAGGAACCAGAATCCATGAAGTGGGTAAAACAATACTCAGACGCAAACATGGTAAAGACTGATTTCTTTGAAGCTAGACCATCTGCATATGCGAAGAGTGGTGCAATTGAAGATGACCTATAA